CCGATCGCCGCTTGGCCGTGGCGACCGCGCGCAGTACGCGCCTGCTGCAGGGCATGCCGGTCAACGACAGCATCCGTGCAGCGGTGCGCCTGTTGCTGGGCCACCTGTACGCCCATCGCGAAGCCGTGGTCGTCTCTGCGCAGACGTTCGATGCACCGGCAGGCGCCACGGCCATCGCACTGGAGCTGCCGTTCGGCGTGGCCGCGCTGCTTGATCCGTACCGATCGGCAGCAACGCCATGAACGCCGGCCACTTCAATCGCCGCATCCGCATCGAGCGCCAGGACGGCCAGCTCGATGCGTGGGGGCAGCCGCTGGACGCCTGGCAGCCGGCGGCAGAACTGTGGGCCGCCATCATCGCCGACCGCGCAGACAGCGTGCAGCGGCTGACGCTGGCAAGCCGCCTGCCGGCAACGATCCGGCGCCAGCGCTTCCATGTCCGATTGGCAGCCGCACGACAGGCAGGCATCCAGGCCGGCATGCGCATCGTGCATGACGGTCGTGTTTTCAACATCACCGGCGTTGCGCCCGACTTCAGCCGGCGCCAGACCACGGTGCTGTTCACCGAACAGTCTTCAGGCATCGCCTGAGCGACGCCAACCAGGACACCGCGATGAGTTACGAAGCACAGCTGCACGCGCTGCTGGCCCCGCTGCTACAGGGCCGGCTGTATCCCGACCTTCCGCCGGAACCGGTCATCTATCCGTGTGCCGTCTACCAGCAGATGGGTGGACAGTCCGTGTGGTTCAACGAAGGTTCCATTCCCGAACAGAAGCACGCTCGCGTGCAGCTGACCGTCTGGGCAGACAGCCGCGCCCAGGCCAACGCCCTGATCCGCAACATCGAGGATCAGGTATGCGCAGGATTGCCGACCGCCGAATCGTTCGGCGCTGCAATCGCCGTGCATGAGCCGATGCTGCACAAGTACGGCGCGCGGCTCGATTTCGGCCTGTGGTACGTCGACCCGTAAACCGCATCACCCGTGCAACACCCCAGCCCGGCATTCGCCGGGCATTTTTTTATCCAACGAGGAAATACACCATGGCACTCAAGCTTCCCAAGGGCACCCAGTTCGGCTTCGCACCGGTCGTCTCCACCGCGATCGCCACCAGCGCGATCTCCAAGGCTGCGCCGGCGCTGGCCAGCGTTGCCGCCAACAGCGTCGACACCGGCGATGTGGTGGTCATTGAACTGCCGGGCTGGCCGGCCCTGAACAACCGCGCCACCCGCGCCGGTGCTGAAGCCACCGGCAGCGTTGAACTACTGGGCATCGACACCACCGATACCGTGCTGTTCCCCGGTACCAGCGGTGCCGGTGTACTGCGCAAGGCGGGCGCCTTCGTCGACCTGGACCAGCAGGGTGACCCGACCACCGCCGGTGGCGAGCAGCAGTACTGGAGCGGCACGCTGCTCGAAGACCCGACCGGTCGCCAGGTTCAGATGCCGACCTTCAAGAACGCCAAGACCATCACCCTGCCGCTGTTCTACGATCCGAAGAAGCCGTGGTATTCGGCACTGAAGAACGCTGACGCCAAGGGCGAGCCGGTGATCCTGCGGGCCAAGCTGGTCGGCGGCGACGTGCTGTACTGGTACGGCTACCTGAGCTACAACGGCGACCCGACCATGGCCGCCAACACCCCGATGGGCACCACCGCGACCTTCACCGCGCTGGCAGACTCCATCCTGGTCGAGGGCGCCTGATGTTCCAGGTCAAGGCGCCGGAGAGCTTCAAGAGCACCCTGACCATCGTCGGTCACGGCCGCGAGCAGAAGCTCAACCTGACCTACCGGCACCTGTCGGTAGCCGACTACGCCAGCCTGCTGGAGCGTCTGGGCGATGACACGTTGAGCGTGGCCCAGGCCATCCTGGACATCGTGGTGGACTGGGATGCCGATGTGGCGCTGGACACCGCCGGCGTCGAGCTGGCGCTGCAGCAGCAGGCCGGCCTGGATGGCGCCATCATCGGTGGCTACACCCAGGCCCTGCAGGTCGCACGCAAGGGAAACTGATCGAGGCGGTGGGGGCCCTGTACTGGCGGGCCCCCACCGAGTCCGAGCTGATGAAGCTTGGATTGAAGGCAAAGCACTTTCCACCACCGCAGGTCGAGCTGTGGCCGGAGTGCGTGCTTCCCATCGAACTTTTTTCGCGGGTTGCCACCCAGTGGCGCGTCGGCGCAGGTGGCCCGATCGGGCTGGATTACAACGTGGTCTACCGGGAGCTGGAGCGCGAAGCGCTCGACGGCGACCAGCATGACGAGGTGATGGCGGCCATCCGCATCATCGAACGCGCTGCCTTGGAGCAGATGCAACAGGAATGAGCCGGCCATCGCGGCAATGCCGATGGCCGATCCCGGCTCCGCCGAAGCGGAGCCGACTCTCCCGAGGAACACTCAATGAGCACTACATCGCCTGGCAGCACACGGACCACCGTGGAGGCCAGCAACGCATTGGAAACGGCCATGCAGGCAGCAAGGCGCGGCATGACCGAGATGACCGGCACCACACAGGAGTTCCAGCGGCAGCTGGAGAAGATCAACACGGTGCAGCAGGCCTTCAATGCCGTGCTGACCACCAGCGCATCATTGGTCACCGCACTGTCCACGCAACTGACCGCCCTGAACACGCAGCTGCAGGCGGCGGCGAAGGCAGGAACAACCGCAGCGGGCGCGGACGCCGGCAAGGCTGCAAAGAAGGAAGAGAAGGCCCAACAGGACGACAAGGGCCTGGCAGGCATCCGCAAGGGCCTGGGCGGCGCGCTCGGCGACTATATCGGCAAGACCGAAAACACCGCCACGGCTGCCAAGAAAGCCTTCGAAAAAGCATTCACTGGCGCCGACGAAGCGTTGAGGAGCTTCGTGACCACCGGCAAGTCCAAGTACAAGGAACTGGCCCAGTCCATCCTGTCCGACCTCAAGATGATCGCCGCACAGCAGGCACTGGTCTGGGGGGCGAGGAAGATCGCCGGCTTGATGGGGGTCGACCTGACGCCCAAGGATGCAGCGACGGACGCGGCGGCGGTGGCTGCAGGCGTGGCGACTGCCAAGGACGCCAAGGCCGGTGATGCCAAGGCGGGCGAAACCAAGGACGCCAAGGACACCAAGGGCACCACAGGACTTTCGGGGTTCCGCAAGGGCTTCGGCAGCGCGCTCGGCGAGTACATGGAAAAGACCGAGAACTCCGCCAAGTCCACCCAGGATGCCTTTTCCAAGGCGTTCACCGGCGCAGAGGCGGCACTGCAGAGCTTCGTGAAGACGGGCAAGTCCAACTACAAGGATCTGGCCAAGTCGATCATCGCCGATCTAAAGATGATCGCCATCCAACAGGCAATCGTCTGGGGCGTCAAAAAGATCGCGGGCCTGTTCGGATATGGCACGGGGGTGGAGGCCAACGCCAACGGTGGCGTCTACCAGTCGCCGAGCCTGTCGGCCTATTCCGGCGGTGTCTACAACACTCCGCAGCTGTTCGCCTTCGCCAAGGGCGCCGGCGTGTTCGGCGAAGCGGGACCGGAAGCGATCATGCCGCTGCGGCGCGGGCCGGACGGCCGCCTGGGTGTGGCCGCGTACGGTGGCGGCGGTGGCGGCGGAGTGGGAGTCAGCATCCGCATCGACAACAACGGTGGCAAGGAAGTCACCACCAACGAAAGCATGCTGCAGCAGTTCGGCAACGAGATCGGCCAGTTCGTGGAACGCAAGTACCGCGAGCTGCAGAGTCGTGACCTGAAGGCAGGTGGTGTGCTCAGCAGGAGTGCCATGCAATGACCGACACCTTCACCTGGCCGGCAACCAGCCAGAGTACTGGAACCACCACCGCCGCAGTGAAGCGCGCGAAGTTCGGAGATGGCTATGCGCAGGCCGCTGCCGATGGCCTGAACGCCACTTCACGCAGTTACCAGCTGCAGTTCGTCGGCAACCGCAAAACGATCAACGAGATCGTGACCTTCCTGGATGGTCATGCCGGCCGCAGCTTCCTGTGGAAAGGGCCACTGGGGCAGGGGCTGTACATGTGTGATTCCTACACCGACAGCCATCTCGGCGGCCAGGTATCGACCATCACCGCCACCTTCGAGCAGACCTTCCACGCGTAGGCATGAGCATGGATCTTCAACGGATCGACCTGGATACCATCCAGCCCAACGGAAAGCGTGGGGAGACCCAGCGGCCGGCCTTCACCAAGATCAACCAGAACTTCCAGCAGGTTGGTCAGGCAGTCGACGGCCTGCCCGGGCAGCTCGCCGATACCATGATGCGCGCGCCGGCACGGCGCAATCGCCTGATCAATGGCAATTTCGACATCTGGCAGCGCGGCAGCAGCTTCGGCATCTCCGGGAACTACACAGCCGACCGATGGTTCCTGCAGATGGGCAACGTCGAAGACGCCGTGTTCAAGCGCAATCCCGCAGCGGCAGGCGACAACAACTTCCCGTTCAGCACCTTCACGTTGTCGGTCAGTTCGAGTGGCAATACGGATGGCACAAACCACTTCTTTGTCTTCGAGCAGCGCGTGGAAGACGTCCGCAACTTCGCGGGCGTGGAGAGCACCGTTTCGTTCCTGGTGTTCAACGCCGGCGCCGCCGGGCGGAAGATCGCCCTTGAATTCGCCCAGACCTTTGGCGCGGGGGGAAGCACGCCTGTGCTGGGAATCGCGCCGGAGGTGGTCGAGCTGGCCTCCGGCCTGAACCGGATCCGCAGGACGGTGACCCTGCCTTCCATCTCAGGGAAGGCACTGTCCGGTGACGGTGCGGCCGTGGTCTGCATATGGGTAACGGCGGGCACGCAGTTCGCCAGCCGCACCGCAGGACTGGGCGCGCAACAGGGCCAGCTGTACTTCGGAGAGTTCCAGTGGGAGGCGGGCCCGCTCGCGACGCCGTTCGAGTGGAGGCCGAAGGGGGAAGAGCTGCGGCTGTGCCAACGCTACTACCAGGTGGATGCCACTGGCGTGCCGTTCGACGGTGGATCGCGCTTCAACGCTGGCGTGGGCCTGATTCGGGGCGACAACGCGGTGTACCTCACCTACCGATTCAATCAGCGAATGCGGTCGGTACCCGCGGTCGCCTTCTCGAACCCATCGCAATGGCGGCTGCTCACGGGAGACGGTGCAACCAGCCTGACAGCGCTCAGTGCGGCGGAAGTTACGTCGACCCGCATGACCATCATCGGTGCGCTGAACACTGCCGCAGCGGGTCAGGCCGGCATCCTGCAGAGCGGAGATTCGGCAGCGGAGGGCACTGGATTGACCATGGATGCCGAAATCTGAGGTCCGCGGGAGGGCTGGAGAGCGTTCCTTCGCAACCGAAACCATCAAGGAAACAGCACAAATGCCACGAAAGATCATCGACCTCGATTCCGTTCAACCGAACGGAAAGCGGGGTGAAACACAGCGCCCGGCGTTTACCAAGATCAACGAGAATTTCGCCGAGGTCTACGACGCGTTGACCGAGGTCGCGAAGATCCCGGAAACCGTGGCGAATGCCATCACCGACCGCGTTCCAGGCAGGAATCTGCTCATCAATGGTGCCCTGCAGTTCTGGCAGCGCCGTACATCTGGTCGTGTTGGCAGTGGGTCGGGGACGCTGGGCGCGGAAGTGTTCTTCGCCGACCGTTTCACGAACTCGGCGCTGGTCTGCAACCACGACGTGCAGCGCGTGGCGTACGACGGGCAGGCCGGATTTCCGGAAGATACACGGTCGATTCTGGTCTGCACCGTATCCGAGGCCATCGCCAGAAGTGGCGCCTGGATGGGGCAGAAGATCGAGGGTGTCGGCAGTGCAAGTGGAGACATCACGATCTCGGTATGGGCGAACTCTGATGCGCCCGGTCGCAGTGTGGGCGTGCGTGTCATCCAGGATTTCGGAACCGGCGGCTCACCCTCGCCGCAGGTGGTGCTGGAAGCCGGTGTACTCACACTGGGCACCACCGCCAAACGTCACAGCGTCACGGTGACGTTGCCAAGTACGCGGGGAAAGGTGCTCGGCAGCAACGGCAACGACCATCTCTACGTAGTGTTCGACCTGTGCGGTGCTGGTCAGAAGGGCGAGCTGGTGGCACAGAACGGCTCGTTCGGCTTCACCCAGTTCCAGGTCGAATCGGGCCGCGCAGCGACACGATTCGACTGGCGGCCGCCAGGTGTGGAACTGGCGTTGTGCCAGCGCTACTACGAGAAGAGCTACAACCTCGACATCGTACCCAACACGGCGCACAACGAAGGGCGCGAGGCATTCTCGATCAACTCACCGGGAATGGCGCATTACCAGAGCGTGCGATTCCAGACGGCAAAGCGCGCTCATCCCTACGTGATGATCATCTCGGCCGACAACATCCAGCAGGATGGACACATCGCGGAAGACAACATCTCCCGCGTGCCCTGCCTGGTCAACTACGCCTCGCCTTCCGGGTACGAAGTCAGCTGGACCAACAATCCAGGCCGCTGGGGCGGCTGGTGGCATTGGTGGGCCGACGCCGAGCTTTGATGGGGCGCCCGCAGGGAACAGGAAGACAGCAATGACGAGAAAAATCATCGACCTCGATACCGTTCAGGCGAACGGTAAGCGGGGTGAAACACAGCGCCCGGCGTTTACCAAGATCAACGACAACTTCGCCGAAGTGTATGGCGCGCTGGATTCGCTGGAAAGCGCTTTGCATAGCGCGGCTCCAGGCAGGAACCGCCTGATCAACGGCAACTTCGATTTCTGGCAGCGGGCCAGCACTGGCACCACCCAAGGCGGCGAGATCTATGTGGCCGATCGTTGGACCGTGGCAGCGCTGAGCTGCACGCATACCGCAAATCGCGGGGCCAATCTTCCTGCCGGCGGAGCCGCGCCGGAATCGCGCCGTTTCCTCAACAGCGTTGTCTCCAAGGTCAGTGCAGGCAGCAGCGCCTATGTCGCACAGAAGGTCGAAGGGGTCGCCACGCTGTCCGACGGCGAAGTGGTGGTTTCCGGCTTCGCCTATGGCCCGCCAGGAAAACGCATCGGTGTTCGTCTCATCCAGCACTTTGGCACCGGTGGTTCGCCGTCCGCCGCGGTCAGCGTAGAGCTGGGAACCGTAGCGGTCACCGCCGCGTCCTGGACCTATTTCCAGCTCAGTGCGCGATTGCCATCGGTGAAGGGGAAGACGCTGGGCAGCAATGCCGACAGCGATTTCCTGTGGCTGGTGGTGGATCTGTGCGCCGATGCCTATGGCGGTGTCATCTCCGGTCAGAGCGGAGAGTTCGGCCTTGCGATGATGCAGCTGGAGCGCGGCGACAGGGCAACGGCATTCGACCTGCGCCCGCTGGCCCACGAGCTGCAGCTGTGCCAGCGCTACTACGAGAAGAGCTACAACCTGGATGTGCCGCCTGGCACGGCCGATGGCATCGGACGCGACAACCAGTTCTACGACCGCAGCGTCGGCGTCGGCAGCACCTCGCATATCCGGTGTCGCGTCCCCAAGCGGGCCATCCCAGCCTACACGGTCTACAGCGATGTGAACGGGCAGGCAGGGCGCATATCCGGCGCAAGCGGCGGCATCGGCACGGTGACGTCCATCGTATATGCCGGCCAGTCCGGCGCACAGGTCAATTACCAATCCGCCGCAGGCAACTGGGGCTCCTCCTTCCATTGGACCGCCGACGCGGAGCTATGACATGTATCAACTGACCGAAGAGATCGACACCATCAAGTGCCTGCAGACCGGCGCGTTCATTCCACGTGGCCACCGTCTGTGGAATGACTATGAAGCCTGGTGTACGGCAGGCAATGAGCCGGAGCCGGTACCGCCGCTGTTCGTACCCGGCTCGGCGCAGTTCCATCGCTTCATCCGCGGAAAGGCGTGGGAGTGGATGGCCCAGTGCGCCCGCGATCGCGGCTATGACAGCATCGAGAGTTGCTGCAGCTACGCGGGCAGTGCGGTGCCGCGCTATGCGCAGGACGCCATCGCCATGATTGCCTGGCGCGACGGGGTCAACCTCGCACTGGAGACTATCGAGTCCACCGCCGAGGAGACCGCGCCGGACTGGCGGCAGGTCCAGGCGCAACTGCCGCAGCCGGATGCATTCGGCTGGCCTGCCGAGCAGGCGCCGGAAATCATCGGCGGCTGAGGAGGACGACGCATGGCACGACGCACAATCGACCTTGATACCGTGCAGCCGAACGGAAAGCGGGGTGAGACGCAACGGCCGGCCTTCACCAAGGTCAATGAGAACTTCGCCGATCTCTACACGGATCTGGATGAACTCGAAACCACGGTGCAGGATCTCCGGCGCAGGCAGAACGGCCGGAACCGGCTGATCAACGGTGACTTCAGGTTCTGGCAACGGGGCAGCAGCCGCACTGTGGTGTCGCCTCTGGCGGTGTATGTTCCCGATCGCTTCCAGGTGGTATGCACTGGGGCGGGGCAGGTCGCGGTGTCACGCCGCAGCTTCGATGCCCCGGCATTCGGGGTCACGGGATTCATGAACTGCGATCTCACCGGATCGACGGCCGCGACCGAGGCGTTCGTCACCCAGCCGGTGGAAGGCGTGCAGACGCTCGCGGGAAGTACCGTGACGCTGAGCATGCAGGCATGGGCCGCGACGCCGGGCTGCCGCATCGGCGTTCGCTTCATCCAGACGTTTGGTACCAATGGGTCTCCGGATGTGACGGTCCGGGCAGGCGTCCAGGAGATCGGCACCGCGGCCGCGCTCAGGTACTTCACCGTCGAGTTGCCATCCATTGCTGGCAAGACCGTGGGAGCCAACAGCAAGCTGCACGTCATCGTCGACTTTGCGACGCCCGGTGGTTATGGCGGACAGCTTGTCGGCCAGTCTGGGTCCTTCTCGCTGACCTGCATGCAGTTGGAGAAGGGGGCGACACCTACCGACTACGACATGCGTGATGACGCAACCGAGTTGATGCTGTGCCAGCGGTACTACGAGAAGAGCTTCCCGCTGGAACAGGCACCGCAGCTTGGCATGCCGTCACCGCAGGGCGTCGCCGCCGCGTTCCAGGCAGGCCTGGCGCGCAGTGAGCAGATCTCCTTCAAGGTCGCCAAACGCACTGTGCCTGCGCTCACGCTCTACTCCAACAGTGAAGTGGCGCCGGCCCTCGGCTACTGGTCGTTGTTCAACGGCAACGGGTGGTCACGCGGAATGGCTGTCCCGCTGTTCCTTCGTCCCGATGGATTCACGCTTCAGCTTGATTTCGGTTCTGGCCTGACGCCGTTCTATGCCTATCTGGTGGGCGGCAACTGGGCGGCTGACGCCGAGATCTGACCCCCTGGCCGTCAACACCGGCGCACGCAGCGAGGACTGCACATGACACGAAGAATCATCGACCTGGACACCGTCCAGCCCAACGGCAAGCGGGGTGAGACCCAGCGGCCGGCATTCACCAAGATCAACGACAACTTCGCCGAGATCTACGCTGGTCTGGACGACGCGCAATCGGCGCTCATGCATCTGGAAGGCCGCATGGCCGGAAGGAACCCGCTCATCAACGGCGACTTCCGGTTCTGGCAGCGCGGTGCAGCGTTCCCTGCATCCACGGGCTCTCGCCACATCGCTGACCGCTGGGCGGTCAATGCCATCGGCACCAGGGTGGCTGCCTCACGCGAGGATGTGCCTCCAGGCGGCGGCCAGGGAGGGCGCCTGCTGGCTGGGTCGCGCCACCTGCTTCGGCTGGAGGTGCAGAGCGTTGCCGGTGCCGGCAACATGGCGCTGGTCCAACAGCGCATCGAGGATGTCCGGACACTGGCCGGGCGCACCGTCACGATCAGTTTCAAGGCGCGCGCCTCGGTGGACGACTTCCGCATCGGCGTGGAGTTGCAGCAGTCCTACGGAACGGGTGGGTCTACCGCGCGCGACAGCATCGGCGCCTCGGTCGTGCTCGATACGCTGTGGCGATGGCACCAGGTCACCGTGGAAGTTCCCGGTCTTGCCGGCAAGACGCTGGGCCCGGACAGCTACCTGCAACTGAGCTTCTGGCTGGACGCAGGTGCCGATTTCGGCGGCCGCGCGTTCGCCGCCGGGCAGAAGAGCGGCAGCGTGCAAGTGGCCGAAGTGCAGATCGAAGAAGGCGATACCGCCACCGACTTCGACCGCCGGTCCGAAGCACTGGAGCTGCTGTTGTGCCAGCGCTACTACGAGACGGTGGATGTAAACCGGATCATCGGCATCACCTACACCGCCAACGGCGACACGCGAGCGTGCATCCCGTTCAAGGTGCGCAAACGCTCAGCACCCAGAATCTCCTCGCCGTCCACCGCGCTGAACCTGGTGGGCTTCGGCAATGCCGGCAACCTGGTCAACTTCGACGGCGGAGCGCCCAGCTGGCAGTCCACGGTTGACGCGGCAGTCATCGCCTCGATGCCGAACAACATGCAGCTCTGGGGCGCGGTGGTGGTGTGGTCGACCACCTCGCAGGTGCTGGTCCAGGCCGATGCGGAGCTCTGAGCCATGACAACCCCCGCTCCGCAGGCGCCAAAGCACGCCTGCTTCACCACCACTGCTTCGCTGCGCCCAGGCCACCACGTCATCGTACCGTGCGGCCAGGAACGGTACCCCGTGCCACCCCCTCTTCCCAATGCCGCACAGGAGAACACCCCATGATCACCGCCGATGCCCAGCAGCTTGAGCCGGGTGGCCGCATCACCGTCTATGAACTTGACGCCAGCAGTTTCGGCGCCGACAAGCTCTTCTTCCACGCGCACCTGCAGAGTGGCCTCATCTGGTGGCAGGGCCAGGAATATGGCCCCTGGCCGATCGAGGCCAGCGGCTTCGAGCGCACCAGCGACCAGCCGCCGAACCCGCGCCTGCGCGTGAGCAACATCGATGGCCGCATCACCGCCATGTGCCTGTTGTTCGATGACCTGGTCGGTGCACGCATCATCCGCCGGCAGACGCTGGCCAAGTACCTGGATGCCGCCAACTTCGAGGAAGGCAATCCCAGCGCGGATCCTGGCGAGCACTTCCCTGATGAAGTCTGGTTCATCGAGCGCAAGATAGGTGAGGACAAGCAGATGGTCGAATTCGAGTTGACCACCGCGATCGATCTCAATGGGCAGCAGCTGCCGGGCAGGCAGATCATCGCCGGCATGTGTGGCTGGCTGGTGCGTGGCGGCTATCGCGGCGCGTACTGCGGCTACAACGGTCCAGCGGTGGCCGACAGCGACGACGTCGCCACCGATGATCCGGCGCGTGACCAGTGCGGCGGTCGGGTACGCAGCTGCAAGCTGCGCTTCGGCCAGGACAAGCCGCTGCCCTATGGCGGCTTCCCCGCCGCGGGCCTGTTGCGCTCCTGATCGATCCCCTCCCGATTCCACTTTCCAGGCCCGCCCGCGCGGGCCTTTTTCATGGGTGAAACATGCAACCGACAACCCTGCAGGCCATCCAGGCGCACGCCGTGGCCGAGTACCCGCGCGAATGCTGCGGGCTGATCGTGGCCATTGAAGGCCACGAACGCTATCTTCCCTGCCGCAACGTGGCCGCCACGCCCAGCGAGCATTTCCGCCTGCCCGCTGAGGACTATGCCGTGGCCGAGGACAAGGGCGAGGTGCTGGCCCTTGTGCACAGCCATCCCGATGCCGCCGCAACGCCGTCCGACGCCGATCGGGTCATGTGCGAGCGCAGCGGGCTGACCTGGCACATCGTCAGCGTCGGCCAGGTAACAGGCGAGGCACCGCTGTGCGGTGATCTGCAGACCCTGCATCCCATGGGCTACATGGCACCGTTGGTCGGTCGCCAGTTCGCCCACGGTGTGCTGGACTGCTACAGCCTGGTCCGCGATTTCCACGCACGCGAACTGGGCATCCCGCTGTCCGAGTACGAACGCCAGGACGACTGGTGGAGCCACGGCCAGGACCTGTACAGCCTTGAACGGCTGCACGCCGAGGGCTTCGACCTGATCGAGGGCGAGCCGCAGCGGGGCGACATGATCCTGATGCAGATCCGTTCGCCGGTCACCAACCACGCGGGCATCTACCTCGGCGACGGGCAGATGCTGCATCACCTGCATGGCCGCCTGTCCGAGACCGTACCGTACGGCGGCATGTGGGCCGAGCGCACCCGTTGCATCGTCCGCCATCGCGAGGTGCGCCATGACTGACCGTCTTCGTACGATCCGCCTGTACGGCAAGCTGGGTGCGCGCTTTGGGCGCAGGTTCCGGCTGGCGGTGAACAGCCCGGCCGAGGCGGTGCATGCGCTGTGCACGATGTTGCCGGGATTCCAGCAGTACCTGATGGGCGCAAAGGCCAAGGGCATGGAGTTTGCCGTGTTCAACGGGCGGCAGAACCTGTCGCGGGATCAGCTGCACGACCCGCCGGGACAGGATGACATCCGTATTGCGCCGGTGATGGTGGGTAGCAAGCGTGGGGGCGTGTTGCAGACGATTGCGGGCGTTGTCATGGTTGTCGTGGGCATCATCATGCTTTACACGCCGGCTGCGGCTTATGGCCCCAACGTCATCGTTGCCGGTGCCAGCATGATTGCCGGTGGCGTTGTGCAGATGCTCTCCCCCCAGCCAAAAGGCCTGGGTGCCAAAGACACACCCGAAAACGCGCCCAGCTACAGCATGAACGGCACCGTCAACACGCAGGCGCAAGGCAACCCCGTGCCGGTCGCCTATGGCGG